TTTTTCCCCGATTTTCCAAGTCCCTGCAAGTCACTGATACCAGGGGAGTTAGGCCCGCAGCGGGCCGAGCAAGCACACTCGGAATTGTTTCCGACAGCCATTACTAATCCAAATAGAGGTCAAAACAATGAATAATGCAGAACGGGAATTGTGGATTGCTAACGATGAGAACTTATACAATTGGCAACGATATTCAGGATTAAATAAGAGAAAATTCATTAAAGAGTATCGAGTCCAAATTGATGCTGAAATAGATAGAGCAATTAATAAGAGTAGTAAAGGATAATTATGTTTCCCTCCGATGATCCACGCAAAAAAGAATTATTACTATTGCACAATTCTAACATGCTGGAATATGACAAGAAATTGCATAAACTAGCGGATGATAAGGAAGGGCTGTCAAATGAATGGAACAGGGCAGTCATGGAAAATGAATTGTATCGTATCCTGCTTCCAGAACGTCTTAAACGTATCCATGATTTAATGCAAGCACTTGGAATCAGAGAGCGAAAGTTAAGGGTTGAGGAGTGCTTACCCCATGGCGTTGTAAGAATCAGGGAAAAGGTCAAAAAGGTAAAAAAGAAAAAAAAGCCTAAGAAAAGTAAGAATGACGCAGCAATTGATTTAGCAGTTAAGATAATAATGGATAAAGGCGAAATGAGCGAAGAGCAGGCTAGAAAAATGATGGCCAGATAATTAGGCCAATAAAGGTTATTTAGCAAGGGCAATTTCAGACTATTTTAATTAGAGAAAAAAATAAGGATAAAATAATGACACCAATTAAATTCACAAGAAAAGAATTGGAACTCATTAAGGAAGCGTTGACTACCCAATACTATACCGACGTGGAACTCGTCACCGAGTTAAAACGTAAAGAAGTTCACAAGATAAGAGTGAAGTTAACTAAGATGCTGTGGGATCTTCGTAATACCGAGGAAGAAAGATCTGGAAAAGCTGCCCAATGAAACAATTAACCCTGCCTTTTACACGGGATAAATATTGGCATAACTTCCGCCCCTTTCAACAGGATGGAATAGAATTCCTAGAAAATACAAATTGCAATGCTATTCTCACTGATGATGTAGGCTTAGGTAAGACTATCCAGACAATGGGCTTAATTCATTATAACTTTGATAAGCTAACGCCTTGTCTCTATGTTGTAAAAAGCTCATTAAAATATCAATTCCTTTCGGAACATATGAAATGGGTCCGCGCAGGGTCTAATGGCGCTCGCATTCCCATGATTGTTTCAAATAGGAAATTTAAGTTTATTCCTGGAATCAATTTCTATATTATCAGTATGGACTTACTATCGTCTGAAAAAATACAAAAGGCTATCATAGCGTTTGGATTTCAGTTGATAGTATTAGACGAGTTCCACTCCTTTAAGAATCTCGCAACAAAGCGCACCATCGGAATGCTTGAAATTATAAAGCATATACCGCACCGAATTTTTCTATCCGCTACGCCTGTTCTAAATAGGGCGTCGGAATATTTTCCTGCTCTATCTATAATAGACCCTGAAGAATTTAATAACTTCTATAACTTCAAAAGCAAATGGATAGCCAAAAATTGGGTAGATAATACATGGGGCGGAATTCGTTCCTATATGAGAGAGCCCTGGAAAAAAAGAACTAGCAAATATATTTTAAGGCGATTAAAAGAAGATGTTCTAAAGGATCTGCCCTCCTTTGCACGATATATGCAATTTGTAACTTCTGAAGATTCCCAGTTTATTAAAGCCTACAAGAAGGAGCAGGCTAATCTTTGGGATTTTATTGAACAGGGGGCTGAAGCCGGAGAAATTAATCCGCAGCAACACATTCTAGGTCTTATAGCACGATTACGCCACTTAGTAGGGATTGCTAAAGCTACCTATTGTATTGAGTTACTGGAAGAATTCTTGGACAATGTGAAAGATGAGAAAATTGCCATCGGAGTCCACCACCGGGCTGTCGCAGCCATTTTGACCGCTGCCCTCCAGAGGCGCGGCGTGGCCCCCGTGACCATAACTGGCTCTATGACACCGGAAGCCCGCCACACGGCCGTCCAGGCGTTCGAGAGCGCCGAGAATCGTGTTCTCATCGCCTCGACACAGGCAGCGGGCGAGGGCCTGAACCTTCAATGCTGTAGCAAGGCCGTATTGCTTGAGCGCCAGTGGAATCCTGCTAAGGAAAAACAATTCGAAGGACGCTTTCATCGCATGGGCCAATCAAAGCCCGTCGAAATAATCTATCTCTTAATCAAAGGTTCCGTAGATGAATGGATGCATCAGTTAGTAGATTCTAAGCGAGCCTCAATTGCCACCGTCCAGAATGAGAAGGAATACATTCACCCAACAACAGGAATGAAAGAAAGCCTTAAAAGTTTATTGACAAAATACCAAATTGAAGGATAAATAATAATGACAATTGAACTAACATCAAAAGACACAGCGGAAGCAATAGCGGCACGACTCCGCACTGATGATCCAGAGTGGCAATATATTGTACGGGAATCTAAAACAAGTTTAGCCCACCCATTAAATCATTCTCGAACTGGAAATTATATCATTGCTGTCTATGATGATAGCGGTGAATTCTTAGGGCAGCTACCCGTGCCATTGCTAAGTGCCACTACTAAGAGGAAGCTATGACGAAAAAAATTGATCTCACCTGGGACCGCCTCAAAATTAATGATGCTATAGTTCTACATCCGGCGGACATTCCTGCTTTTGGAATTAACCTGTTAATGTGTCAGTTTGAAGGGATTGAGATAATTAAGTTAAAGTTTAGAGAAGGATAAAATGGAACCCTTAATATTAATTATAAACTCTCATCAATTAACAGACTACCAAAATTGTAAACGAAAGTATAGACTAGGAACGGTTGATTTTCTTGAAGCTAAGGAAACTAAGCTGGCTCTTACTAAAGGCACTCTATGGCACTTAGCGATGGCACGATGGTATCAGGGAAAGCAAGATGGCCATGCGGATCAAAGTCTTAAAATAGATATTGGTAAAAGTATCTTAGCCAGTCCTTTAACTGATAAGGTATCTGCCCTAATGTATCTACGATTTATGGAATATTGCTATCATTGGGAGGGCGAGGAATTATCCCCCATTGCAGTAGAAGGATTAGACGAGAATAACAAAGATCGCACAGGGTTTACAAAAGTATTAGATGAAGGGGACAACTATCAAGTTCTTTTTGAAGGTAAGCAGGATCTTATTGCAACCTGTGAAAATGGTAAAAAATATTGGATAGATCATAAAAGTCAAAGTAAAGCTAATGATCTCTACTCTTATTCAAATCAGTTTATGGCTTACACCTGGGGAACTGGAATGCCAGGAAAAATTAATTACACGGTCTTTATAAATAAGAAAAATGATGGAACTTACCGTAGGCAAATAATAGCGCCTTCTCAAAATCAAATCGAAGCCTGGTTAAAGCTCACAAGACTTTGGACGAAGAAAATTATTAAAAGTCTTTTGGAAGGGGAATGGCTTAAAAATCCATCAAGCTGTGAAACTCGTTATGGCATGTGCGTCTTTGATGACATTTGCAGGCAAACGAGTAAGCAAGGCGCGGAATGGGTAATTAAGAATACCTTCAAGAAAAGAAAGGAGAGGTATTCATCGTGGAAATAACTACTTTAGGCTGTATTAAGGCATTTGCAGGAATATTTTTAGTTCTTGTAGTTTTATCCCCTTTTTATGGCATACACTTAGAAAAAGAAAGAGTTCGTTTACATAAGCATGTTCTAAAAACAATCAAAGAACAGGAAAGTAAGGCTCAATAATGCCAGCAAAAATCCACACTCACATGTACCACGCCGTCGGGAATGAAAAGAAGAGAAATCAATTCATGTGTGTTGACCCCGACTGTTCCCATACCCAATCTAGAAATCTATTAATAGGGAAACGAGCCCAGTGCAATGCCTGTGGAAGTGAATTTGTATTAGATTACTATGCCCTAACTAGGAAAGTACCCAAATGTTTTATATGCAGAAGAGAAAAAAGATCTAAGGGTCGCCTGATAGATCCTAGTGTAATAAAAGATATTCTAGGAATTTAAGATGGTAGGCTATCAAGGGCATTGGCGGTGTTATAGGAATAAAAAAGGTATGATAATTCATACTACTGAAAATAATCTAACTGCGGAAGAAGAAGAGATTATATTTTATAAGGATATAGGAGAGAATAGAATGGAAAAAAAGAAAAGAGCAGAAGAAGACTACTCCCCCACCCGCCCTATCCTTCCTGAGCGTTGGGATTTGCTTCCAGCAGTTGCCCTGCGCGAAGTGGCTGAGATAATGTATAGAGGGCAGGATAAACACCCCCAAGATGATTGGAGGGAGGTGGATTTTAATTCTGAACAATGCCCGCTAAATCGAGCCATTGCCCACGCTTACAAAGCTAGCGAATTGGCTCCCCATTCAAAGGAACGCACGCGGCAATTAGCTAAGGCAGCGGCCCGCCTGTTAATGCAAATATGTTGGGAGTTACAAGTAAAGGATAAATAGGATGAAAATAACCTCTGAAAAATTAGAACAGATATTATATAATTATCTAAAGAGAAGTTTCACTATCGAAAGCGAAAAAGAAAGATCGTCTTTAGGAGTTATATGCAGGAATAGTAGATATTTTGACCACATCTTATCAACTTATTTTCAAATGTTTAGCGTAGAAAATAAACGTTTAGAAGACATTATATTTAATTGCTTAATGACAGGAATTGAAATAGGGCATAAGATTGCAGAAGATTCTATAGAAGTTAAACAACTAGAAGTAATATATAATATTAATGAAGAAGGAGATAATTAATGCCCCTGAATGTAAAAAAAGCAACTGACCTAAAAGAAGAAATAGCAATACGCGGATTACTTGTAGGCCGGAAAGGATGCGGAAAAAGCACAGCCGCGTCAACCTTTCCTAAGCCTATGCTTATAATTGACATTGACCGCCGGATTCAATCCCTCCGCGGAATAGAGGGAGTAGAATATATTCAGTTTAAGAAATTAAATTTTGATGAGCTACAGGATACCTTCTACCAACTTTCAATACAGGTTGACAAGGGAACCTATAAGTATAAAACTCTCCTATTCTCTTCTACTACTTCTTTACAAACTTTTTTACTACAAGAAGCATTAGAGTTACTCCCACAGGAAGGAAAGCAACAGATAGGGAAAGTAAAAATGGCTTCCCAACGTCATTATGGTTATTGTAGCTCAGCTATTGACGCATTATTACTTAAAGATTTATTCTATTTCCCTGGAAATGTTCTTTTAGAAGCTCATGTAGTAACAAAGTTTAATAAACAGGGAGATCCCGTTGGAAAAGCTCTCCTAAATACTGAAAAAATTGCAGAGCGGATTCCCACGTTCTTTACTGAAGTATGGGAATTCTCTAAAGAACAGGGAGCTAGTCCTGGTGTTGGTCCCAGCTACTATATGAATTTTAAAAGTGACATTGCAGACACAGCCTTTACCCAACTGCCCTTCTCAAGAGTAGACATTACGGGCAAGAATTTCTACACCGAACTTCAAAGTATGCTGGGAAAGGGGACGGGGAAATAACCAAAGGATATTTAGTAGGTATGCAAAATAGAGATGGGATTATTGTAGAAACTTTATTAACTTTAAAAATAGCTATTATATGAAAAATATAAACAACTGTCTATCAAATCAAAACGGAGAATACAACAGCATGACTAAAATTACACTGGATGAAGCACATAACGTTATTCGAACAGACTACTACAAAGACGTTAGTGGTGTGGTAGATAGTTTACATGAAGCGATCATTACTGGCGAACTCGACAGTGAGGAAGAGGCGCAAGATTGGCTGCATGAAACTGTAGATAGTCACAGCCGCGTTATCCATATTGGAAAGGCCCTCGAATGTTTGTATTACTGTTCAGCTAACAATAAAGATGCATACGCCGATTTCATTGGTGTGGTACCTATAAACGAAGATGGCGGTGTCAATTGGTCTATATTGGCTTATTGGGCTTTCCTGGCTGATATCCGCGAGGACTCACAATTCGATATTGCCGGATGGTTTAAAGAGAAAGCAGAACTAGACGACGACTAAAAAAAGGAGCGGCATCAATGGATACCAGGCAGGCTAAAAAATAGAATAATTAGAACAAAGAATTGAAGATACTGAAAAAACTTTAAAGGATATTCCGGGAGGGATAGGAGAATGACAGACAGAGAAAAAGAACTAACAAGACTAGTAGAAACACTAACAGCAAGAGTAGAAGAATTACAGGATAATTTGAGGGATGCAAATAATAATTTTAATGCTTTTAGATGGGACATTATTCACAAATTAGATTCATACACACCATTAAAATATGATAGCTTAGCTCATTATATCAGCTTAAAACAAGTCAAGTGTGGAAGAGAGGTAGAGAAATGAAATTTATACGAGCCCTACTTCGATTACATAGTATCAGTCATGGTCTAACCCATAATACGTGGAGGATAAAAAACTTAGAGGAGGATGCTATTGAGAGAGATAGGAAACAACTCCGAGATAGCTTGGACTTAGATGATTTAACTAAAGAAGTTAGAGAAATAGGTAGAAATTTAAAAACACTAGAAGACTACACCAGAATACTAAGCGGGAGGATTGCGAAATTAAAAGGAAACAGAGATGAGAAAAAGAATAACTCAGCAGGATAAGAAACTAATACTCTATGAACTTCAAAGAAACTGGGCAGAAGAGTGTCTTGATAAACTAGCTAAAGGTCTTGAAGAATTATTTAAAATTAAAAGTTTTTCAACCCAAGAAGAAGGGATTAAGTATAGGGAACTAAAGGGAGGAATCAAGCTACAGTTAAAACTCTTAGAAATAGCAACTCGTGAAATTAAGTTACCCAGTAGAAAAAAGGAGCAATAAGAAATGCCAACAATCCGTGTTAATAAAAAAGAACTCAGTAAGTATGACCCAATTGAGCCTGTAGGGTGGAAACAGGTTGAAGTGCTTGAAGCTGATGCGGAAGGGAAATTAGCTGCAAGTGGAAAGAGTACTAATCATCGCGTTAGGCTAGGAATCCTCGGGCCAGACAATGTAGGAAAAGAGGTTTCGATGTTTTTGAATTCCTCTGCTCCCTGGATTATTGTGCCCGTATTCTGTGCTTGTGATAATATTACAAGGGAAGAGTTATTTTCCGAAGGAGAAGAGGTAGACTTAGATTTTTCCCGCCTAGTGGGCAAAAAGTTTGATGTCTACATTGGACATTCTGAAAGAGATGGTTCTGTACAGAATGACTTCAAGGAGTTTGCGCCTTATGGGACTAACTAGTTAGTGAATAGGGAGGGGGCTTAGGCTCTCTCCCGACGCACTTTGGATCACAATAAAATAATGAGGGTACTAATAGCCTGTGAATATAGTGGAAAGGTACAGAAGGCTATGGCAAATCAATGGGGAGGCTTAAATGACCAAAACCGATAAAGAAGAAATAGAACAATTACAAAAGATAATTAAGGATCAGGCAGTTCGCATTTTTGGATGGGATGAAGAACTTAAAAGATTATATACCATTCAGAGAGCATACATAAGGATAGAGAATAAACTACGGGATATTACTGAAATCATAAATAGGCTAAAATGACTAAAAGTGAAAAAGACGATTGTATTATAATATCAAAAATGATTGCTTCAGTAGAGAAGGAACTTTTCCAAATACTCAAAAATCAAGAATTCCAAATTGACGCCTTAAAAAAAGAAAATGCACAACTCCGGGATAGCTTGGAGAAGGTAGAACCTAGTGTCACATAGTAAACAAAGGCATGCTGGCATTAAAAATAATCTTCTAGGCACTCAGTAAGTTTAAATACCTTCTATAATAGAAAGGAGAGTAATTAATGAGAGTAAAGATAACTAACTTTACAGGAAACCATAAGTGTGACCAACTCTTTGTGACAACAAATCTTTCTCAGCCATATGGGAAGGAAGTTGAAATTTCGTTAGGTCTAATTAACAGGTTTCTAAGAGTTAAGTTAGATATGGATGTGATTCAAAAAGAATTAAGAGAAGTTTCAGGGATAGCATTAGGAGAGGTACCGTTCTGATGTCCTCTACTTTAGGTGATAAGGACTTCACTGATCTAGTTATAAAAGTCTGCCCGGACAATGATTTTAAAGAATATGAATTCGGGCATCTCCGTAATCAATATACATGTTTATTAAAGAGATATTTAAGACTAAAAATACGAACAGAGGATTTAGAGGATATGAATATTAGGAGATATTTACAATGACTGCTACTGAAATGGTTAAAAGAATAGGCGTATGCGGGGATTATAAAGCAGGGGGCTTTACTATTTCAGTAGAGATTAAGGATCTAATGGATACTGTGGGGCAAGGAACTATGTGCTTAATAATTGCCCGCGGTGCTAAAGGGCAGGAATGGGTACCACTGCATAAAGTTAAAATAAGAGAAGAGATTGAATGATTCAAGCTCACGGTGCATCTAATGCTAAAATAGTCTTAGTCTCAGACTATCCTACCCCAGCAGAATTAGCTAATGGCCGCTGCCTATCCGGGTATATGGAAAATTACCTGCGGGATATGTTCAAAGAGGCGGGCATTAAATGGAATGATCTTTATAAAACTTCCATAGTAAAAGAAAAATTAAAGAATCCGCCAAAACGCGGAAGCCGGAATCAGCTTAAAACATTACAGGATCAAGTAAATTGGGCGGAGGCAATAAAAGGATTAAAGAAAGAATTACTCTCCATCTATCCTACGGTAATTGTCCCATTAGGTTCGCTTTCAACGGGATTGTTTACGGGCCAATTCAACGTAGGTCAATTCAAGGGCTCCATAATGCCCGCACTTTCCTCTATGGGTTTAAGTGCTAAAACTAAAGTTATCCCTATTCCTCATCCGCGTGATATTGCAGCCCAGTACAATCTATTCTTCAGCACTTCCGTCTATATAGAAAGGATCGTGAAGGCTTCTAAGGCTTTTGAATTCCCTACGCCTAACTATACTACTGAGGTAGTTAGAAGTAGTAGAAGATTATTAGAGTACTTTGAGCAGTCTAAGAATGCTGAATTCATCACCTGTGATGTTGAAACCTACCGCAACTATATTACGGCGGTGGGATTCTGTGCTGACGGAAAGCATGGCGTTTCAATACCGATGACGGACCTTACTGTCTCTAAGACAGAATATCAAATAATCTATCCTGCCATTTCAAGATTCTTGGACTCTGGTATCCCCATTGTTAATCAAAACGTAGGCTTTGACCATCACCAGCTTGCACGGTTTGGGATGTACATGCGGAATGTCATTGGGGACACAATGATTATGTTTGGCCTGCTTTATCCTGAGCTTCCGAAGAATCTGGGCTTTATAAACTCCATTTATACGGATATGCCATACTTCAAAAATGAAGGAAAGGAGTGGGATCCGCACAAAAATGAAAACTTGTTCACCTATAATGCAAAGGATTGTATATCAACCTGGAGAATATGGAAAGAGGAGATAACAGATGCCAAAGAATTAGGGTTGTGGAACTTCTACAATCATGGCCCGCGTCGATTTTACTTTATGTACCGAAGGATTGAACAGCGTGGCATTCGGATAGATGAAGAAAAACAAAAAGCATTACAAAATAAATATAATAACGTGCTTTCCTTTTACCAGCAAGCGGTTGACAATGAGCTAGGAGGAAAGCCCTTAAACATCAATTCATCAAAGCAAATGGTAGAACTCCTCTACTATGAAATGGGTCTACCAGTACAATATACAAAGCGGACTGACGGGCAAAGAACTCCCTCAGCGGATGAACGGGCTCTGGAATTTTTAGCTATTAACAAAGTAGAGAAACCAGAGCATAGAGAATTATTACTTAATATAATTGCTATACGAAAGTGCATGAACATATTAAAATTTCTAGGTTTCTTTGTCCACTCCGACGGGCGTGGTCGAACGCGGTATAAAATAGCTGGAACGGAAAGCGGGAGAACTTCAACTAGCCAATGTGATGATAACATATACTTTATAGAAAATGATAAATTAATCTATAAATCAATGGGGTTTTCCCTTCAACAATTCCCTAAAAATGGCTATACCTTGCCCTCCGGTGAAGTTATAGGTGACGACCTTAGATCCATTTTCGTACCCTCTAAGGGGCATGACTTCATGGCATGGGACCAGGAGCAGGCTGAAGCCATGATCGTCGCTGTGCTAGCCTCAGACGGCGAGCTAGCCCACCGGATCCGCACTGGGGACGTGCACCGCTGGACCGCTGCGCTCATCCTAAGCATCCTGGAAGAGGAAGTCACGCCAGAGCAGAGACAGAATGCAGGGAAAAAAATTAGGCATGGAGGACATTATGATATAGGGCCTAAACAAATGTCAGCAATTAGCGGGATGACTATTGTTGAATGTACCAAAGCCTTACGAAGATTTCATGAAACTAACCCAAAGATTCGTGAAATATTTCAGAAAGGGTGCAAAGACGCGATAATAAAAGACCGCTTTATGACTTCCCCTCACGGGCGTCGGAGGGATTTCCTTTCACGGGTTGATAATAGCACATATAGAGAAAGCTACTCCTACATTCCGCAGGCAGTAGTATCCGACCATCAAAAATTCTGTATGCTTTCTTTACAGGAAGAATATAAGAAGATTGAATTCCTCGGGGAATTTCATGACGGAACCTGGCTTGAGAAGCCCATAAGTCTCAGCAAAGAACAGGTAGCTGAAAGTATAATTAAGCTCGTAAAGGAACCTATTCATTTCAAGACAGGCACCTTTATTAGAGAGCAGTCAGCAGTAATGAAAGCAAAGATTGAATGGAGTAATACCAATTGGGATGAGATGGAGGATTTGGAATGCTAAGAGAAGAATACGGTCATAGCTATCGCCAATGTCCAGTTTGCAAGAAGGAGGGATTACCAAACGGGCTAATAGTATGCTGTCAAAATAAAGAGTGTCACCACGTTATTGATACAACAATAGAGATATGGTATGATAGAGGACCGTATGCTAAAGAAGATGAAAAAGAAGAGAAGAAGCAGGTAGCCCCAGAGTATAACAAAATATATGAATTTGTCTATTCCCTATCCCAACAGGATATGGTTAGGTTAGAGCAAGTTATAGATAAGCGGAGGAGATATGGCGGAGGTTAGAGAAGCTGGCTCTTATTGGGAACAGAAATTCGTGATGAAGATTATTTTGATGAGATTGGCCCTCCTATAATTCCTCCCCCACCAGAAGACTAATGCCAAAAAGGACACCGAGTGTCATTCGTAGCGGACTTTCTAGAGTACAATCAACATGAAGAATCTCCAACTATTTATTTTGAATGGTGTGCGTATACAGGAATAGCTGCGGTACTCCGAGATAACTGTTGGATTCAAGCGGGGAATATTAGAATATACCCGAATATGTACACTGTAATAGTGTCGGGGAAAAGTTCTATAACCCGTAAAAGCATCCCGATGAATCGAATTCTTGAGCTAATACAGCACGTGGATAATACTAAAATAATTCAAGGGTTTGCATCCATGTCGGGGATCTTTGAAATCCTTCAGATGCAGATAACCGGGTCTAGCCGTGGAAACGCCATAAAGGGAGGATCAGCCCTCCTATTCAGTGAGGAATTATCTTCCTTCCTTCATATGGATACCAACACTATTGAAACTCTAACCGCGTGGTATGACGGGGCAGACAGAACAGACAGTGCTCTAAAAGGCTCCGGCCACACTATAGTAGAGCGCCTATGCATAACCCTGCTAGGAACTACCAACGACTCCCTTATCCAAAAAATCTACGGGGAAACAAAGGCCCAAACGGGGGGCCTACTAGCCCGCACGGTTTTAATTCACGCGGATAACAGAAGATTCATAAAGGCAATGTATCGTAAGCAAAAGAAAGTGGGCAATAAGGATGATCTTAAGAAGCAACTGCTAAAGATTTCCAGAATGCGGGGAGAGTTTCTATTTACAGACGAGGCTAGAAATGAGATTATTGAATATACGGAGGCTATTACTGACGAAATGGTTGGCCCGTCCGGGATTGAAGGGAGGTTACCTGCCCATGTGGGAAAACTGAGTATGATCCTGTGCGCGGATGACTGTGGCCCGCTGTTGATTAAAAAAGTACACGTGCAGGCTGCGGTTGAAAAATTTAATGAGATTCTAAAGAATTACCGCATCATGCTAATGGGCGCAGGGCAGTCTGTTCTAGCCTCTTCAGGATCTTTTATCATTACTGCCCTCTGGAGAAAAGAGGATCACAAGCTAACTCGTACTAAGCTATTTCAGAGGATGGTTGGGGATGTTGACCTTGATACCTTTAATAAAGCCTTAGATACATACTCTGCTAGTAACCATATTATAGTAGAACAAGAAGAGTATGAGGTAACAGTTAAATTGCATCCTCGGATTATCAAGAAATTGGAAGAGGGGCTTACTGAAGAAAAACCCCCGGATCGGGAACAGAAAGACTAATTGAAGCTGATATCACTTTCTTTTTCTTCTTTGCCCACTAACGCGGGGAGGGAGTTTTGAAAATTGTATGCTACGCTTAATAGGAATACGGAACGGGGTCTGCTGAATTTCTCCAGTTTTTTTATTTTTAGTTTCTATAATTACTTCGACTCCTTTGAGTATTTCAAATAGTTTACGCGCAGCAGCAATAGCTTCAGGACTATCTGGCCGAGCTTTCATAAGGCCGGTAGCAACCTTAGTAAAATCAGGATTCAATAGTATAGCTTTAGTTACTTTATTAAACCCTATCAATACTGAAGCTGATCCTACTGCACTTGTGAAAGCCTGCAAAACGGCTTCACCAATACCACCACCGCCAAGGGCTGCTCTAGCTGTGCTTGAACCTAAGCCAATACCTAATGACCCAGCACGATAAGCTAAAAATCCTGCCATCCCCAAATTACGAGTATTAAATTCGACTGAAACATCTAGAAGTCTTTGAATATTATCTCTTTGGACATCTGAAAATACCTGAGATAGCCCTTGTTTTTTAGGATCAACCCAAGTCCGCATGACAGCATCAATATCAATAAGTCCTTTAGGATCTTGATGCATATTAAACAAACGTGAAAGAGCTTCTTCTCTAACCGCTTGTTTAGCTCTACGACTCTTTCCTACAAGGGCCATAAATTTAGTAGCATTTAAAGGTGATGAAAATACATAATCCCATAGTTTATCGACATCACCTTTAAATGCCTGTTGAAGTCTAAAGGGGAGTCTAAAATACCGGGCATCCGTTAATCCTGAAGCTCTTGCTGCAATTTCTTTAACTCTAGCACCATCTTTTTGGGAACCTAAAAAATTATCAAAAGCATCATTAAGAGTACTTTTTAATTGAATTAAATTTCTATTCCCTTTACTAGAAAAAATAGCGTTAGAAATTTCTTTTCCTACCGCAGTCCTTAATTCTTTGAAATCTTCCCACGGAATTCCCTTTAGATTTGAAGGATCAGCTGAGTTTATTAAAGTATCCAGAGGCTTTTGAAGATATGTTTTACCACCTTTAATCTGATCTTCTAATATACCCCTTAATTCGTCTAAAGAAGTGAGTGTTTTCCCACTAACTACGACACGCGCATTAGGTCCAAGTATTGTTCTTAATTCACCCCAGATTTTATCTTCTGCAGCCTTCAAAATACGTCCATTATCATCTATTGCTATAGTAAATTTAATAGCCCGTCTAGAAGAGGCAGGCATAGAGTCAGGAACTAAACCTATCTCAGCATCTTTGCGAACTTTAAGTCTATTGAAGGCGTTAGAAATATTCTGGAATACAGGCTTTCGCGTGTTAGAACGCTCCAAGAATAATTTTACACCATCCTCGTCTGCAAAGTTTTCAAGTGCTTGTGCAACTCTTATTCTATTAACCCTAAGTAGTTCATCTACAGAACCAGGAGCAAATAGATTTAAAGCCTTAGCCATCATAACATCTTCTGAACCAGTTGTAGGAATGGGTAGATTACTTTCTCCTATCTGAGAAACTAAAGCATCATAGCTCTCTTTAATCCCAGCATCAAATTGGGTAGCCCCAAATCTTCTAGCTACTGCCCCGAAAATTTTAGGAATACCCATCTGCATTAAATTTGAGCCTCCCTCCAAAGCTAGGTTAGCAATAACATTATCCGCAGTTTCATTATCAGTACTAAGGGAAGGCACTAAGGACTTTAGGAGAGAGGGGGTTGGTTCTACATCCCATTTACGCTCTAAGTATTGTTTAATCCAAGTTCCAGGAACGGAGGATATTGAACTGCCAATTGCTGCTCCTTTTAACTTATCCTGGCTAAATTTACCCCCTAGTAATCCCCCGCCAATTTCAAAAGCTGCCTGAACAGCACTAGGAGTAGCCTGCTTTACATCACCTGCAAAATTTCCTAGAACATTTCCGATACTTTCTTGAATATTTCTGAACTGCCCCGTTGCCGCTTGGGCCTGACCGGAGGTAGCTCCAAGGCCAGTCAACGCGCGCTGATTAATTAAGTCTTTAATCTTATCCGGGGACATTTCTCTGTACATCTCTTTGCGCTTATTTTTACGCAAAGCTAGGGCTTTGTCTCTAGTAGTTTCTGTAAGTTTGTCTGACATAATTACCTCAATCTAAGGAAGGGGAAGAAAATTACCGTTTGAATCTTTAATACCTGGTATTTCTTTATCCCCTTCTGTCTTTATCACATATGTATATCCAGGAGGTAATACTTCCGGTGTTGTTTTAACCAAGTCAGCTAAGCGGGAATCAGCCTCTAGAGTTCTATCCGTTTGACTTCCCTGTAATTTTGCAAGAGTTTCTGAGTTTAAACCTAAGCTTTTAATTAGGTCAGGGAAAGCCACTATCTGTTGCATAGGATGGAAACCTCTTAATATTGATTGAACACTATTTCTAGCATTCCTTTCAAATAACTCAATACGTGCTCTGACTTCCCCCTTTAACAGTCCAGGACGAATCATCCTAGCTAAAGACATAAGCATATCCTGATCTGAAAATCTGCCGGATTCTCCAGTTACACGGGCCATAGCTACCGCATCCGCATGATGTTTTTCTAACCCAATTAAGTATTCAGATACTCCAAAGAAACCTTTAAATTCTTGAATAGTTTTAATTATCTGACCGTCCCAGACGTTATTTGCAAATTGGTTTTTTGCTATTCCCTCCGCTATTGCCTGTCTCATTCCATCAATGGCGACAGTTAATGGAGCTAATTCACCAACTTTTTTCTTTATACTTGGATCTAAAGGTCTCCAAGTAGCTTTTTCCGCATCTTCCCTAGAGAAACCTGCTAGGACTGCTTCATCAATCATTCCCGTCCGAACAAGGGGTAATAATCTTATTCCTAACTCCCCACTTGGTAGAGCTGAATTTCCCATTCCTATACTTACACCCATAGTAGCCGCTGTTAAATCTCCCCGTAGATTCAAAGGATCATTAGCAGCTTCTTCTTTAGTTCTAAATATAATCATTCGTTTTTGTTGAGCTTCAGTTCTCCCCTTCATCTTTATAGCAAAATCTCTAGCTCTTTTTTCTTTATCTAGTTTTAGTTGATCCGTTTCGGTCTGTCTTTTAACTCTCTCAATTGCGAGTGCTTCAGCAGCCATTACAGGACCACTAACTTCGGCCTCAGCCTTTTTCTGCGCTAATCCAAAATTAATCTTGGCTATTACTGCTTTTTGAATTTGCTGAGCTTGTTCTTGGGATTGATACGGGTTACCACCATAGTGTTGTACCATCCCAGTTGCATCAAATGTTTCAGGAGTTCCACCAAAACGGGTGCCCGTATAGTCTTCAAAGTATCCTCCGAGGGGAAGCTCTCCCGGAGCAACTGGAGTAGCTTCAGGTATCCTAAAAGTACCCAACGAAGGAGTATGCCCAAGAGCCTGCTTTTGTTGGGCTTCTAACCTACCTTCTAAATCTTTAAGCTCAGCTGCCCGTGTTGTAGCTTTTAATCCCAGGTCTGTAGTAGCCTGCAATCTCTTCTGTTCTTTAACAGCAAGCGCATGAGCTTTCTGGACCTGAATATTTTCAATCTCTTGCTGCTCCTCAGCTTGTCTATCTTGCTGAGCCTGCTTCTTTCTCTGCTCTAACAGAAGCCATCCCTGAAGAATTGAATTTGCGCCTAGTCC